TTGATCCGTGATCGGATCATTCGGGACAAGGAGAAGGCATGAAGCTAATTGACGAATGGCGCACGGCTTGGAAGTTCCTGAGTGTGCAGGCCAATGTTCTGGGTGGCGCGATGGCTTCGGCCTACGCGACGTTTTACCAGCAGCTTAAGGAAACGATCAGCCCCACGACCATGGGGGTATCTGACCGGGGCTGTGTTTGTGCTTCAACTAGCGGTTTGGCCAGAGACTCCGGATTCTGTGGATCTATCGTGATTTACGAGTACGCCTAATGACTACGATCACCGCTGAAATGTACTACCGGGGTCGGGATCGGCTGTATCCCCAAGACCTGACCCCGGCGATCAAAGCCAATGTTATACGTACCCTTGTCGCAGTCAACGCTATGGTTGCCGCGATGGAACGGGATAAGGTGGAGATCGAGTGTCACCCCGTAACCAAGACCCCGGTGTCTTCTGGTTGGCGTCCGCCTGCTATCAACGCAGCCACCCCGAACGCTGCTGTCCGTTCGAAGCATATGACGGGGGAAGCGCTTGATCTCTACGATCCTGACGGGGCGTTGGACGACTGGTGTATGAAGAACCGCAGTCGCTTGCGGACTGAGTTCGGCCTGTACCTGGAGCATCCGTCTGCAACCAAAGGATGGTGTCACGTTCAGATCGTACCACCCCGGAGTGGCAACACGGTATTTTACCCTTAAGGAGATATATCATGAGTCTCGCTGCGATTGATGGGATCGCCTCACTGGCTAGCAATGTGCTTGATCGCTTCTTCCCGAACAAGTCGGAGCAGGAGAAGCAGGAAATCGCAATGGCCGTGATGGTGATCCAGGGGCAAATCGAAACGAACAAGGTAGAGGCTGCGAACCCCAATATGTTCGTGGCTGGCTGGCGTCCGTTCGTCGGCTGGGTCTGTGGCACAGGGTTCGCCGTGCAGTTCGTGATCGCCCCGATTGCGGAATGGCTGGCGGCCCTATCAGGTCATCCTGTGAAGTTCCCTGAACTCGACATGGAGACCCTGCTGACTCTGCTCGGCGGCATGTTGGGACTGGGTGGTTTGCGCACCTTCGAGAAGTTGAAGGGAGCAAACCGCCGTCACTGAGACTTCTTGCGGTGCAGGATCACCGCTTGCTTCATGCACCCAGGACAACCTTCACAGGTAACCTCGCCCGCTTTCACGCGGGCTTTCCACTTTCTGATGGAACGGGTTTCCACTCCCAGGCGGAGGGCTATCATAGCAGTCCTGCGGAAGGCGTAGAAGAAAGCCCAGGGGCAGCAGTAGCCTAGCTCCTGGGTGATGAGGCGATGGACTAACCCCCGGGGTTTATTATTTTGATTTTCCCGGGTCATAGTATGTTCTTCGCTTTGATGGTAAAGCCCCCCGTTGCCTTGGCCTGGAGTTCTACAAACCCGGCACGAATGATGCCGTTGAGTAGGCCCTCGAAGTCACGGAAGTCCGGGCATTGGGAGTACACCATGCGGTAAACGTGGTCATAGTCCACAGAACCCCGTTCCTGCACGTATCGGATAACCCGATCCATCATGGAGGCCTCTTCGCTCTCCCCCACGCGTTTGAACACGTTGTTGAGGTGGCCTTCCGCCGTGGTCAGCATTACGGACGCTGTCTCCATATCCTCCAGCTTAATGATGCGTTCATCACGGCGAGCCGCAGCGATAACCATAGCTGTCTTATGGAGGTGGGTTTGTTTCCGCGCGATGTACCCGTCGAAGTGATCGTCCTTAAGTGTGATTGGACGGTTGTTCCAGAGATCGTGGTAGAACACATGCCCCCACTCGCGGGCCTTGGGGTCAAGGGCGTAGGGTCCGACGAGGTTGGCTGAGATGTGGGCCAGGTCATGGATGAGGTGGTCCCGCAAGGCTTCCTCATCCCCAGGGGTAACCTCATCGAGGTAGGGGATGAAGCGCTCTTTCTTATCCGCGTAGATGAAGACACAGCGGGAGGTGAACCCGCCACCAATCGCGATTGCTGGTAAGTTCGTAGCAATCCACTGAGGGGTGGTGCAGCCGATGATGTTGATCCAGGGTGCCTGGACCATATTGTTACCCGAACCCTTCGTGCGTTTCTCATAGCTCTTTCTCCCGTCCCACAAGGTGATGAGAAGGTTAATCATTTCCTGGTTGCGGAAGTCGATTAGGTTACCGAGTTCCGAAGCGAGATACGTTACGGCTGACATAGGGTGCCACTCCGCGTTGTACTCGTACATTTCAAACGCAGCCTCGAAGGAAGCCGGAACCTCCTGCCAAGTTGCGTTGTCGGGTCCGAACTTAATTCCGGGGACTTCCTTCAACAGGTCCATCGCAATGTCGACTGTGGTGGACTTAGCCACGATGCCGGGTGGTGCTACGAAGACGATGTAGAAGGATGGGTACCACTTGAATTTGATCTGATCGAACCACACCTTACGGCGCAAAGCTCCCGCAATGGCGGAAACCCCCGACCAGAAGTGCATCTGTTTCGGGGATTCCGTAGTGGAAGCGTAAGTCACGAAGGCCTCTAACCAGTCCTCTAGTTTACGCGCCATTATCTTTCCTTAACTGCAGTGTCCCCACGAGCGTGTGGAGGTTTTGATCCCGACAGGAATGACCAGAGGGTCATCATACGGGATGGTTATGGTGGAGAGTTCCTTCATACGAGCCAACACCATGTCACGCTTATGCACAGGGTATTGGCCTGCGAGGGAGTCGTGGACTTGGAGGAGGACTTGGCACTCAGGGAGTTGCTCGTCGATGTTCACCCAGGCACGGTTGATTACGCAAGCAACAGTGGACTGTGGGGTCCATGCCAGGGCTTCGGGTAAGAGGCCATCCACTCGGTCGAAGTAGTAACGGCGGTAGCCGAACTTGTTCTCGACAAAGCGGTGCTTGCGGAGTTGGTTCTCCGTACGGGTGTGCCATTGCTTGATACCAGGGTGAGCTCCCAGCCAGGAGTCAATGAAGTGTTGAGCTTCATGGACAGACCCGCCCAGGTGAGTGGCCAGGGTACGCGCTTGGCAAAAGTAGTTTACCGCATGGCAACCAGCTTTTGCAAGCTGCCGCCTTACCTCGGTGATGCTTGCACGACGCTCGGAGTAATTGGGATGGGACTCGATGAGTTCCTCCGGGGGGATACCCTTGATCCCGAAGATATCACATGCGTTGAACAAGTGCATGTCGATACCCTTACGCAGAACTTCCTTGAGGTCTGAGTCATCAGCCTCCCACACCACGACTTGCAAGTCAGCACGGTCCAAGTCCATGTCGAAGAACTCGAAGCCCTCATCCGGGATGAACAGGCTGCGTACGTTGGGGAGGGTTAGCTCATCGGGGTCCTTTGCCTTGGTACCCTTGGGGACGTTTTGTAAGTTCGTGCCGGAACCGAAGGCGTTCTCGCTTGAGGCGAGACGGTAGGTTTCAGTGCCTGCTACGTTGTAGGAGCAGCGCATACGACCATCCACATCCAGGGGGGCGAGGACGAACGTGGAGAGGAAGACGCCGAGGGAACGATACTCCTTGATGGATTTGATCAGGGGGCGTAGGATGGGTTCCCGATCACCCAGCTTGGTGAGGGCATCATCATCCAGGGTAGGGGACATGCGGTCCTTTGTCCTCTTGTAGATCTTCGGTTGACGCAGGTCGTCGAAGAACAACTGCTGCATCTGCTTGGGTGACTTTGGGTTGAGGGGGTGACCCAGCAAGTCGGAGAAGAAACGAGCACGCTTGGCAATCTCGATTTCGAGGGTGTTGGCAAAGCGCTTGCGCTCATTCGTGTCGATGCGGACGCCCCGCAGCATTGTGTTGACCACGGTCTTCAGGAAGCGTTGCTGGAAAGCTTCCACGTCGTCGAGCTTGAGGCTGGTGATGGCATCAGCTTCGACCTCACCAACCTCGCGTGTGCGGAAGCAGTCGATTGCGTTATACCGCCAGAGCTGGTCTTCATCCACGCCCTTCACCCAGGTCTTGCCATCATCCTTCCAATACACGTAGTGGTCACAGTAGAGGGAGGCCTGGTAGTCCAATGACTTGCGACGTCCAGCAAACAGTGTGTGCTGGGACAGCATGGTGTCTTGGTCACAGCGGGGGAGGAAATGCCAGTGACGATGGATGTACTGCATATCGTAGGAAAAGTTCTGCCCACGCACACGAGCATTGCCGTGGGTTAAGATCAGATAGATCAAGTGGACGAGAACAGCTTCTTCTTCAAGGGACCAGTAGCCATCACGATTCTCCACGCACATCATGGGGATGCAGATGGCGCTGGTTGCAGACCATGACAAGCCGCAGCAGGCGATGTGGCCGGCACGGGTTTCCAAGTCGCAGTCAATCCAGGTAACTTCCTCGGCGAGCAGGAGCAGGATGAGGTTGAGGGTAGATTGGGCAGCTTCAAAGGAAGGGCGAATCAGGATGTTCCACTTTGGGGCTTGTGTATCTTCCGCCAGCCAACGACGAGCACGACGCAGGTCCGTCACGACGTCAGCACGCCACTCCCAGTTGTACATCACCATGCGAGGGGACAGGGTTGGGAGGAGCTTCGCGCCAGAGTAGGAGAGCATGGAGCCCCGCCACTTGAGGGCGGAAGACTCGCCAGTCAGAGCCCAGCAAGCAAGGTTGCCCATCGCGATGATGATCTTGGGTTTGATCAGCGCGATCTCTTTGAGGAGGGAATTGTAACCTGCGACAACAACGGGGTCAACGTACCTGCCATTAAGGGGGAGGAAGGTGGACTTGATATCCGTCTTCTTCAGGGGCATCCACTTCTCAAGCTCGTTGTATGGAGGGCGAGCATTAACGACGTTCGTGGTGTAGCATTCGGAGCGGTGGATACCCGCTTCGAGAAGCATACGATCCAGTTCGCGCCCATCACTTCCGCTGAAGGGTTCTCTGGTCACCTCATCTTCAGGGGACCAGAATTCCCCCACGATCATGATGGAAGCAGACGTTGGGCCTGAACCCATTAAGACGTGGGGAATGTTCATTTCAGCAAACCTGCCTTTCGGAAGGCGATCAGGATGTAGGGGTCGGTATCAGGCTGCTTGGAGTACCACATGGCGTAACCCTTATCCACACGGGAGATTGGTTCGTCACGGTACTTACCAAAGGGCATGATGGTAGGGATGCGAGCGAGTTCACTCAGCTCCCACAGCTCCTGGATGTTCTTGACCTTCGTCTGCTCGATGATGTGGCGGAGGACAATCTGGTTAATGTGAACGTCAACGTGAGCGGAGTGAGCCCCACGCAGCATTTCGCGGGCGCCTTCTTTATCGGAGGAGACGTAGTACAGAACAGCGGAGAGGCTGTGCGAATCCAGCTTGGGCCAGACGTAGCGAGCCAGGGCGAGGGTGCAGATGCGCTTGACAGGGGGTTCGCCCAAGACTTTCCAGTCGAAGTCAATGTTATGCCCGACCATGTAGGTCATGGCAGGCAGGTCCTTCCGTGCCTGGGTGTGTGGTGGGCAAGCCTCGAGTTCGTGCAGCAAGATATGGTGGGTGGCCATAGCGCCCCAGGCTATAGGCTTGCTGGGCTTGTAGCGCAAGGCAAAACCTTCGCCGAGTTCACAGGAGGGGGTGAGGGCATAACAGGCGAGTTCGATGCACTCACCGTCCTTCTTATCCGTGGTTTCGGTATCCACGAGGTAGGCTTCATGATTCATGACAACTCCTTCAGGCGTTCGAGGCACATTGCAAAGGCTGCGGGATCGGCTTCCACCCCAGTAGCTGCACACTGGAAGGCGTGGGCTGCTGGGAAGATCGGGCCAGAACCAGCACAGAAATCCAAGACCTGTTCGCCCGGGTTGACGGAGCGCTTGAGCAGGTCCTCGTACAGGGCGACGGGCTTCTGGGCCGGGTGATCCATCTGCGGGTCGGCGTTGGCCGTGATAACGTCGCCGTAGATCTTGGTCACTTTCTTATCCCCCTTCACGGCGAAGAGGATGATTTCGTACTTCCGTTGCGGGCCATGCTCAGGCCAAGGGGCACGGGAACCGCCGGGCTTGTACCAGATGAGGGGCGTGCGGAAGACCCGGAACCCTTCGTCTTCAAGCAGGAGTTTCAGCTCTGCGAAATTGCCCAGGTCACAGAAGAGGTAGACGTGCGCATCAGGCTTGGTGACACGATACAACTCCGGGATGGCGTTCTTCATCAGGAGAGCCCAGCTCTCATAGCTGTCGTCGTAGAAGTGCGCACCCTCTACTCGGCCATCACGACCGCCGAAGGTATCAGCCCCCATACCGTAGGGAGGGTCGCTCAAGACAACGTCAAACACCCCACTTGGGCAGTCGGCGAGGAACTCCAGGCAGTCCCCCTGTCGGGCGACGTGGTGGGATGCGTTGAAGGTTTCGCCCACACGCGCTGCGAGTTCCTCACGGCGTTCCTTCTTCTCCAGCTTCTCGATAACCTTCATCGCCTCTTTAGCAGTCTTGGCTTGGCGCACTTCGGGCTTGTCGAGGTGGCGGGCAACCAGAACCTCCGTCCGGGCGGCGGAATAAGCTGCGCCAAGTTGGGCGATTGGGGAGGTGAAGTCACCCAGGACTTCCCGCGCGATCGTCTCTGCCGTTGGGGGAGGGGCGCCCTTAGTCTCCGCTTGGGCACGACGCAAACCCTCCAGGCGGGAGACTGCCTCCGCCCGTTCCTGCCAGGTGAGGTCCACCCGACGCAGGTTCTCGTCTAGTTCCGCTTCCTCCGCAGCCAGCGGGTCAAGCTCCGAGAGGAGTGTGTAGGGGATGCAGCCTTCGGGGACATCTTGTCCATCGTATCGGAGCCGCCCACCCAGTTCGTAAATATCAGCAACAGCCCTAAGACGACGCTCACCGGCAACAAGCACAAGATTATCATCAAGTACCCGAAACACCGGCGCCATAAGGAGACTGCGGCTTTGAATTGAATCCACAAGTTCATTGTGTCTCTCCAAGGGAAAGTCCTTCCGCTGCCGCCCCTCGGGGACGATGACGGAGGTGATTTTAGCATAGCGATACTGTGTCATTGGGGTGCCTTCACTTTCAGGGGGAGGTAGCGATCCAGCTGGTACTGGGCAATCATGTCAAGGTCGAGGCCACGACGCTCCGCGAGGAGGGCGAGGAACTGCAACTCCTGTCCGATGTAGTGGACGAGTTGGGCGTCCGTGAGTTCCTCCGATTGGCTTGGAATCACCTTGTTGGTGAGCAGCTTCTTTTGAAATTCATTAAAGCGCATGACGGGCTCCAAGTAAAAAAGGGGAGCCGTAGCCCCCCTCTGGTTGTTGTGGATTAGAACTTGGCGAGGCCGGCGATGCGGTCTTGGACTTCACCTTCGTACAGCTCGTGAGTGATCTGTACCTTCACAGCGCGACCGAAGGTTGCGGCGAAGGAGAAGGGGGAGCCTTCACGGTTCATGTCCAGGGCTTCGCGGAAGCGACGCAGCGAACCGTTCTTGCCCGGTGCCATGTCCAGGCCGCCGGAACTCGACACGTCCAGCATGATGGAGTATGTCTGGGTCACGGTGGCTGGCAGGGCAGAGGCGCCTTGCACTTCAGCGGGGATCTCGATCGTCACGGGAGTGTCGTAACGCCAGCCGGACTTGGTTGGATCTTTCTTGCCGGTCCAGGGCACGATCTTGCCTTCACCCAAGATGGCGCTGTACTCACCCACTGGGAGAGGGTTGCGCTTCTTGGAAACTTCGTTGACTTCGGCGTGCAGGAAGGCATTTGGATCGAATTGAGACATGGTAAAATTCCTTTAAAAATGGAAGTTGAGTTAAGGTTTTTCCAGATTAACGCTCTGGGGGGCGGTTATACTTTACCGCGAGAAGACCAGCGGTCCATGATCTGGGCGAAGTCCGGGGTGATCTTGGACTTGATTGGGAGGTTACGGGTCTTGGTGTCCACATTACCCGCAGCCGTGTCCCAGAAGAACTTATCACCCTCGCGCACTGTGTAGATGACGTCGGAGAAGAGTTGGGGGATATCCCCGCTCATCGCCTTGCCCACAGCCTTCGTCATGAGCTTCACGCCACCTGTGATTTCATCCGTCTCACGACCGACGTGAGCGATCAAGACATAGGTGTAACGCGAACCCTGGGTGTGAAGGCGCAGGTAGTTCATCAGGTTGTTCTGCGCAACGCCGTAGTCTGCGGGGGCCGCAGTTGGCTTGTTGCCGATAACCATCTTCATCACAGCGTTGGACAGCTCACTCAAGGAATCTTCGACGTAGATGCAGTCGCTCCCGAACTCGTCCACTGGTCCGAACTTCTGCCCGGTGCGATCGTCTGGGAAGTCGGCACAGGCTGTCAGGATTTTGTGGAACGGGTTGTTCTTGGAGCGATCTGCGTCTTGCAGTTTGGTGACCATTTCGTAAGAGAGGCGACCTACATCTTCCGCTGCACGCATGATTGACTTGAGTCCGAGAGGGCGGACCAGGGAATTGTGCCAGTGGAGGTTATCGGGGACTGGCAACCCCCGGTCAGTCCAATAACCGAGCAGGGATTCCAATCCGTTCTCGATGAAGTGGACGAACACCTTTTTGTTATGCTTCTTCGCCCAATCGACCAGAGTGCCCAAGGCGTAGGTCTTGCCCGTGCCAGAGGCACCTTCGAGCATAACCTTCGGACCGACCAGGACGTTGGCTTGGGTGACCACCTCAGCGGTCGAGGGGATTGGCGCTGCGCTTGAACTCATTTTCGTATTCCTTTAAGGCCCACTGCATGTGGATGTTGAACTCGTGCTGCACTACCCCTTCGGGCAGGCTGTTTAGGTGGGAGAGGGAGTAGTATTTCAGAACACTCCCTGGGATCAGATCGGTGAGGTGACCCTGGGGGCAACTGCCACACACCCCCATTTCACAGGACCACAGCATCGCCGGGGTTACCCGCACTTCTCCGTAGACGTGGCCACAGAAGAGGCAGTAGTATTTCCGACTGAACAGGTGTTCGTGTTCCCGTCTGATCGGGTCCCATTTGCGCGCTGCCGACTTAACGCCGAGGGACTGAGAAGGCTCGCCCTTTGGGTGGTAGATGTACTCGAGGGAAACCCGTTGTGGGGCTGGTTGTTGCATTGAAATCTCCGGTGTGCATCAGACACCCCTTTGAAGGCCCATTGCCGTGCTCGTTGGAGCCAAAGGGGTTCCATATCTTCCCGAGAAAAACCCGGACTCATTTAACCACCTGCTCTTCACGGGCGATTGGGTTCCAGATACGGCGCTCAAAGTTTGTCTCCAGCCAGGGCTGAGGGTCCTTCGTGATGCAGATCTGGCGGAAGCCGCAGCCCCCGTATTCGAGGCAGGAAGAGTCGAGGTTGTAATCCCAATACCCTTGTTCCCAGCAGCGCTTCATATCTTCGATATCGCGGCAGAGCTGCGTGTACCAGCGATCAATCATCCACTGGGGGCGATAAGTGATTGCCTCGGCGTTGTCATACTTCGTCTTGAGGATGGAGATACCTCGGACGAGGAAGCCGTTGAGCTTCATACCCGCACGACCTGCGGCCCAGCAGTACCCGGTGAACTGGCTGCGCAAGTCCCACTGCTTCGACCATGAAGGGCCGAGGCTGGATGTGGTCTTGTCGTCCTCGCCGAACAGACCGCCTGCATACTCCACCATCATATCCATGCGGCCAGTGTAGAGGATCGGGTTACCCGTCACAGGGTGGATCACATCGGTAGGCTCGGCGAAGGAGAATTCAATCGCCTTCCCGCCGGATGGGAGGGTTGCTGGGACAGCTGGGTCAGAGTCCAAGGGCCAGACGTGGAAGTAATACTCCAGGGCACCGGCCATGCGGGCTGCGCTCTTGGCGGAATCCATCGGGCACTCGAAGTCGCCGTAGAATTCCAGCAAGGCGCCGAGGCCCTTGGCCAATGCGGTGTCTGCATCATCGCCGTTGACGTAGTAGGCTTCGCGCACTGTTTCCAAACCCTTGGCGTAAGCCCCGCCTGCGTGGAGGTGGACTGAGGGGACCTTGGGCTTCCAGTGGTTGAGGTACTCAAGCTCGAACTTGCGACGGCAAGAACGGAAGGAGCCGATGATTGTGGAGTCAACAATCTCGGGGAAGGGTGGGCGATCACTCATGATCTGGCCCCAGGGTGGTGTACTCGATCGCCAGGAGGTTGCTTCGGCGAGAGTTCAATTCGGTCTGGGCCTTGGTGTGCTTGGCATCCAGTTCCTTCTGGGCATCGTCCAGCCCGGAGAGTGCGGCTTCACGCAAGCCCATAGCCTCGGCGGTGATGATGATCTCAGCCGTGCCCAGGAACACCCAGCCGACGGTCGCCATCCCGTCAGGGGATGCGTCGCTGAAGGTGACGTTGAAGTTTGTAACAGCTGCTTCCATCCCGTTTTTAATAACGGCTTCCAGGGAATGCTGGCACGTTGCGAACATGTTGCAGTGGATAACTTGGCTCATGGTTTTCCTCGTAGAGCGGTTAAGGTAACAAATGGTTAGGAGAGGGATTCGATGCAAGGGACTGCAATCAACACCTGACCTTCGTGAAAGCGGAAGGTTTCTTTCGTCACACTCCCCTGGTCTTCCGGGAGAATCCCGCCGAAGTTGGGGTCCTCAAAACCCACCTCTACCTTGTCGGCGAAGTTCGACAGGAATTCTCGTAATTGTCCGACGTTCATTATAAACCTCCGAGTTCGCTGAGCAGATCATCTGCGTTGGGGATTTCGGCCACGGCCTTGGTCTTGCGGGACTTTTCACTCGCGACGGAGGCGCTGCGGCGATCGGAGCGAAGCAGGGCGATGCCTTGTTTCATATCCTCCTGGGTGAGTGTACCCGCAATTCCCTTGCGGCGCAGCTCATTGATCTGAGCGATCGTTTCGAGATTCATGCTTGACCTTTCAACGCCCGTTCAAGGGCTTGGATTGTCAACTTCGGTCCCCGGACGACGTGAACACCGACAGGGGTGTTCGCGATGTAAGGGGCGAGGTCGAGGAAACTCTGGTTGAAGAACTCTGAGGCCAGGCCGCAGAAGAATTGGGAGAAGGCTCCTTGGGGGATACGTTCCAGCGCCTCGCTGAACAGGTGTTGTTCCACCTGATTGCGCAGGGTGACAGGGACTGCGATCTCCAAGGGCTTTGAGGGGGTGGTGTTGCGTGGGCGTGGCATGATAATGGCCGGTTATTAGGATTTTATTATCGCCGGGTGTTTGAATTTTGTCAACCAAGTGACGCAAAACTCTTTCCCTACAATAAAAAAGGGAGCCGAAGCTCCCTTTCCCGTAACCCCGTGGAGGGGGTTGATTAGCTTGCCAGCTCGTTGAACAGGTCGTCGCCGGACACGCCAGCTGCCTTGACGTCCTTCTCCGCTTGCAACTGGGCAATGCGTTGGCCGATCTTGGTGGCTGGGTTCTTGAACGAAGCGTACAGCTTGCTGCGTGTCAGGCCGGAGGCTGCGCCAGCTTCCAACTTGCTTTCCAGGAAGGCCTTGACTTCCGCCACGGTCTTGCCGGATTCCATCACCAGGGCCTTGATGACCACGGATGCGCCGGAGAAAGAATCGCCGGATTGACGACCAGCTGCGTTCCACTCGCCACCAGCGATGCGATCGCCGACCTTTTCGATGGCCAGCAATGCGTCGTCCACATCCTTTTCCGAGGCTGCGGCATCGCCAATCTTTTGGCTCAGGCCGTGACCAGCTGCTTGCAGCAACAGGGCGGTGGGGACATCGTAAGTGCGGGTTTCGCCGTTGCGGAAGTCGAAACGAACTGCGACGGTGCCGGCGTCTTCGTCAACCAGGATATCCTTCTGGATTTGACGATTGCCAGGGAAATCGACGACGCGGCCATCAGTCAAAGTGACTGTGTGGTAAACCGTAGGGGCCTTTTTGGTCGATGTTTGAGCTTGTTCGGACATGGTAGACTTTCTAGTCTGCGGGATTTGAAAAGGGTTCCGCGTCACCCTCCCCCGGGTATCGGGGGGAAATTGAATTATGCGCCCCGCATACGCGGGTGTCAATCAAGAAATTGTAACAAACCTCAACCCTTTCGGAGCCCGTTTTCAGCGTAATCCCAGATGGAGTTCGGGGCGGTGGTTAATAGGGGAGGGGCTTGTCCTGCGGGCAGGACGCGGATTGTTTGCCGCTCGAGGCAGACTTTGTTGCGCACCTGGCTCATTTCCCGGAAGAACGGGGGGATGTGGAACTCTGCAAGCAGAGTCTGGATCTTGCCTGCAACGCTGCCCTTGGTGCGGTGTGGGAGGGCGTAGGAGCAGAGGCTCGGCCCGCCCAGAGGGTAGAGGTCGAGCAGCACACATTCTTCCCATTCATCCCAGGGGACAGGTGGTGTGCGGGAGAGGGATCGGGTCATGCTTCAGCCTCCAGACGGGCGGCCTCCGCCTGCCAGTATTCGGCACAGGCGCGGAGTTGTGAGTTGGCGTCACGGATATCCTCGAGGGAGGAGTCTTCCCCATCCAGTGTGCGTTGGATGGCGTGAAGGATGGAGAGGAGGTCCTCCGGATCTTCGAGGGTCAGGCCTTCGTTCGCCAGCCTAAAGGCTTCGATGATCTGCCCCTTTAGACGGTCGATGCTCGGGCAGGTGTAGCGTGGCATGGAGGGGGGACGGCTCATGGCTTTTCCTTTCGCATGGCTGCGCTTAGTGCGGCTTGCTCCTCATCGGTCGCGTCAACGTACTCAAAGTCATCACTCATCCAGGCGTAGGGGGACTCTGCCCCCTCCTGCACTGTGCCATCGGGCCACACGCGGTAGCGAGTCAGGGGGTCCACCTCCCCACGCACAAGGATGGCGGCGTCGATGGCTGCGCCTAGTGCCTGCTCAGTGAGTTTCGGGTCAATGATTAGCGCAAGCCCGGCTTCGTAGTTGTTACAGTCTGCCAGCCACCGATACCGCTGCGCATCCACCGCATCGCCAGCGCTCAGGGCTGCTAGGGCTTGCCATGCGTCCCAGGCGCACTGCGTGTGATACGCCGCGTAGTTCCCCGGCCACGCATAAGATGATCCGTCGTCCGGCCACCGATCCATACAAAACTCAAATGGCGGCTTTGACATTTCGCGCTCAAACGCCTCGCGAACCCCCACTGGCGCGGCAGTCTTTGTGACAGATGTAAACGACTCGGCGACATTGATGTCGTCGACTTGTTCGGCAGTCGGCAGGGCGAGGGCTTGGCGGGCGATCTGTCCGATACGGTCCAGTGCAGCCGATGCGTCAACCGAGTGATTGGTTGTGTCGTCAATGTGGCTGATGGCCTGCAACGCCTCGCGCAGCTTTTGGGTTTCAGTCATGTGTTGCTCCGGTTGCTTGGGTGATGGCTTCGAGTGACATGCTTACGGCTGCATCAACCCTCAACTGCTGGGCAGCAATGGCAGCATCAAGTTCTTTTCCATACTTGCCTGCAAATCCAGCAGGTGTTTTGTGAATATCCATCCACATGCAAAGCGCCTTCAGCAGCTTTGGCGATGCAGCAATCAAGTTTTTGTTGGCCCTTCGTTCGTCCACCTCTTTGTCGTAGCGTTCATCCTGCCCTTGGAAGTGGGTAGGTTCATTGGTATGGCAGATGTAGCCACCAACATCACGAACCCCACTATCAGTGGTCCACCAAGGCTCCGGCGTGTGCTTTTGCTCATTGCTCATGTGTTGTCCTTTCGCATGGCTGCGTCGATGTCAACAAGTGATGGAGGTAGGGGCTTCGTGATCGGGTAAAACATTGTTGGCTCAAGCGAGTCTCCGCTATCGTGATCCATCCAGTACGCATCAGCATC